TCTGCTGCAATATCACCTCTGAGAACACTTTCTGTCCTCATGTAATAAAGTGTTTTAACTCCTCTTTTCCAAGCTTCTATATGAATTTTATTAATCCATCTAGGTTCTGCTTGTGAAGGAAACGCAAGATTTAAACTAACAGACTGATCTATATATGTCTGTCTAATTCCTGCTTGATTAATTAATTCTAATTGGTTTATTTCTTTAAATGTTTTAAATATATTTTTAATTGGTTCGCCTTCTTCTTTATTTAACTTTCCATTATTATCATAATACCAACCATTTAATTGTTTTATTCCCTGAATAGATCCTTTATCTTTTAATACTTTATCCCAAGTTCTTTTATTATCTATTCCTAACTTCCTAAAAACTTTCTTTAATTCTCCGTTTTTTCTTATAAAAGTTCCTTTAGCAGTTTGTTCAGTAAATACATTAGCAGCCCAAGGTTCAACTCCTGGTGATACATTGCCAGATAATTTACTATTTGATACTGTAGGTGCTATAGCCCTAAGATGTGTATTTCTCATACCAGTTCCTGTGCACCATAATGGTTCACCATAAACTTCAGCTAAAACTTTTGATGCTCTTTCAGTTTCTAGTTTTAATTGTGAAAATATTTCTCTTGTTTTAAATTGTGCTAATAATCCTTCAAAAGCAATTCCATGTTGCTGTAATAATGTATGCCAACCCAATACCCCTAATCCTAATGCTCTTCCTTTTTCTGCACTTCTAACACTATTTTCAAATCCACGCATGTTCTTTGCTTTTTGAATAAATTCAGATAATACTCCATCTAAAAACCAAGTAGCGTCATATATTAAATTAGTATTTTTCCATTCATCATACTTAGCTAAATTCAAAGATGATAAACAACATACAAAAGAATGTGATTCATCGGTGTGTAATACGATTTCTGAGCATATATTCGTCATGTGTACTTTCAAACTATTGTCTTTATATGCTTTAGGGTTACTTTTATTTGTATTGCCCTTAAAAAGCACGTATGGCTCTCCGGTCGCTTTTCTTTTTTGTAGTAATTTTGACCATTTTTTCCTTGCTTCTGGTTGTCCTTCCTCAAGTCTTCTCATAAATTTATCTCCAACAACAGCACACTGATGTAAATTAAGTGATTGTCTATTAACATCACCTTTAGGTTCTCTTATTTCAAGCCAATCTAAAAAATCTGGGTGATCGATGTTTATATTAACTGATGCAGCTCCTCTTCTTACTGAGCCTTGATTTGTAGCAAGAATAGTAGAATCATATATTTTACAAAAAGGTACAATACCATCTGATGTTCCATTACCAGATATTTGTGCCCCGGCAGGCCTAATCATATTAACTCCAATACCTACCCCACCACCGTGCTTTGCTAATACCATCATTTCAAGATTCTTATTACCTATATCCATTATACTATCCGCAACATCAATTCCAAAACAGCTAATAGGTAAACCTCGATCTGTGCCAGTATTAGATAAAACAGGTGAAGCTAAACATAACCAACCCTTCCATATATAATCAAAGAACTTTTGGGCAAGCTCTGGTTTATATAATCTTTTTGCAACAGTTTTTGCAACTCTCATGTAAGCTTCTCTTGGGCTCTCACCGGGTAACAAATATCCTCCAGAAATAGTTCTTTTATATATATCATTATCTCCCCATTCTGGATAGTCTTTACCTTTTTTCCAATCGTTATTCCACATCTTTTTTATCTTTTTCTTTTTTTAGTTCTTCTGTTAATTCTTTAATTGCTTTTTTATATCCTGGCATTTTCTTTAAAGTTTCTAATGTTCCAACACTTAAATCCCTTAAATTAGTTAACTCCATTAAAACACCTTCCATTAATGCCCCTAGTCTTTCAACTTTATTGTGCATTATAATTAATTTTTGTTCTTTCATTTTTAATCAGTTTTATTTATATCACATGAATAAGATAATACATTTGTTACATCTTCAATGCAAGCTTCTGTATTATTTTCATCACAAACTCTATCAATTGTTTCTTTTAAATTACATTCAAAATTTTCCTTTGAACAACCTTGAAATATAATTAACAATATAATTATTATTCTTTTTATCATTATAATTGTTTTCACAGTTGTGTTATAGTTATAATTAACATTAACAAAAGTAATGTTAATATTGCTTGCGGTTTAGATCCTTCAATTATAAAAAAGGATATTACTGACATAAAAAACATTATTAATCCGTAAGCTATTGTTCCTAATGCTATTTCCATAATTATTTTTTACCAAATATCTTCAAAATCTTCACCTTCATTTGCTTTACTATAATCAGTACTTCTAATACTAAAGAAATCGGTATGAGTAACACCGCCAGTAAGATGGTAAAACCAATCCAAAGCGCTAGCTTTGTTCTCGTTATACCTAAAATGTTGTGTAGATTTTGTATATCCAAGTTCAACGATTTTTTCATTTGCTCTTTTCTTTATAAATTCTTTTAAGTCATCTTTCTTTAAATTCTCTATATCGCCTTGTTCAAACATTTTATCGATATATTTTAATTCAAGGTCAATCATTATATTAGCAGCTTCTAATACATGTTCTTTACATTCTTCTTTTAAATTAGGAATTTCTTCACACATATGTCTAAATAATTGACAACCCATTTTTGAATGTAATGACTCGTCTCTTACAGACCATTTCATTTGTTGTCCCACTCCTTTAAGTAAGTTTCTAAGCTGAAAGCTGTACAAAACTGCAAAAGCGGAGTATAAAGAAACACCTTCAGCGAACGCGGAGAATACCGCCAAACTTTTCGCAATACCAATTTTATCTTTTCCTTCATAACTAACTAAATTTTCAAACCTATCAGCTGTAGCCGGCTCATGTAGAAAGGCTTCGAAATCCTCAAGACCAAGCGTTTCATTTAAGTATGAGTAGGCTACTGCATGAATAGTTTCTTGTGAACCAAACATCATTGCCATTTGTTGAATTTCATGTTTAGGAAACCAACTAACAACTTTTTGTGTCCAATAATCTGATACTGCACATTCTGTTTGTGCAAATCCTAAAAGTATATTACCAACTAAATTCTTTTCAGATTCAGTTAATCTTTCATTCCAATCTTTAACATCGCCAGACATTGGAATTTCAGTGTGAAGCCAAAACGCTTGTGCTTGTTTTAGCCACCCTTCATTATAGTAATCTGGATATTCGAAAGGTTTGTAAGCTATTCGTTCATCAAATAATCCCATATTATTTTTCTTTTTTTTCTATTTCTAAGGCGATGTCTATAAATGGAATATATATTACGTGTAATACCGTGTCTGGTTGATCATAAGACCTTACACCTATAAGTATGCCTGGATATAAACCAACGCTTATCCACCAATTTCTATTCATCTTCTTCCTTGTCTATTATAAGGTTTAACATAATTTTTACTACTCTTTAACCTACTAGTTTTAGACTTAGCATGACAACCAGGTCTTCTAACTTTAGGTTTTTTTAAATACGCAAAATGTTGTAATCTTTTAGCCATAAACTTTTATATTATATTTATCGTGTATTTCTATAATTTCATGCCATCTAAGGTAACCTCTATCGGCTGCCCATTTAACGTATTTTTCTATTTGTCTTTCTCTATATTTAAGCCTTGCTATTTTCTTTTGCTTTTCAATATTTCTATTACCTTGTCGCATTCTATTTGATTTTGTGGCTTAAATAAAATATAACCAGGGAATTGCTGGGTAACCAATTGTTTAAATAATTTCCATCTAATAGGAAAAGATTCGTTTGGTCTACCCTTACATTCTATTATAAAATTTTCACCTATGAAATCTGGTGTGTATTTTATTGGTAATATTCTTTTTTCTCCCCTGTTCATAAAGTCACCTTTTGAATTAGCTTGTCTTTCATAAACTTCATTATCAAAATGAAATCCATTAACTAATACAAATGTTTCGCCTTCGTATTTAGCACGTATCTTAGCTTTTTTTAAACCAATATACATATATTTTTCTAATCCCGAAGCAAACTTGTGACCATCATATTCTACTTTTTTTGATCTTACAGGGCCTTTTTTTCTAGCCCTCCTTCTGAATGTCCTCATGTCTACTTTCTATATCTCTTAAATAACATTCTTCAATTTCTGATCTTAATGACTGCCTTGTTTTTTCAATATAATTTACAGCATCCATTAATTCTTCTTGAATGTGATTAAGCCAAGTATCAAGTGTTTGGTCGTCATCTTGTAAAGTAACTTTATATTTTTTATAACCAACATCTGATCTTGATATAATTTTATTTACTACTGATTCTATTATTTTATCTCTCATTTTGTTTCGTCTTTTACAAAAGTTCCATTTACCATTCTCCCAGTTCTACTAGAAATCTCATCATAAGCAGCGCGAATACAGTTTTCAATTGAAACTCCGTTGAATTCGGCAAGATTAGTAAGAACAACAATGCTATCACCAATAGCATCGATAATACCATCTTTATCGTTTTTAAGAATGGACTGTGATAATTCTCCTGTTTCTTCATATAATTTTATTAATTGTGTTTTAATATCTCCTTTTTCATATATGTCTCTATCTTTAGCCCATTGTCTTATAAGCTTAAACATAGGTTCATAATTATAATCTACATCAGCTAAAAATGCTTCATAATATGCTTTATTATATACATAAGTTCTTTCTTCATCATACATAGATGTTTTAGCATTAGCTAATATCCACTTTATAGTGTCATCGTTTAATTCAAATTCACCTAAAGGCGTTTCCCATTTAAGTCCAATATTATTTAATAATGTATCTGATAATATATTTCTTGGACAAGGAAACGTTGTTGTTTGTTCAGTTACATTTATTTTAATTTTATTAATTAAATCTTTATATAATTTTCTATCTACTTTATAACCATAAGTTTTTTGAAGTTCAATTTCTCTTTTTGATATATAATCTATATCTGATGAAGAGTCTAATACTTCATATTCCCCAGGTTTATATCCTTGTATTTGTGTAACTCTATTTTGTAAATCTTTTGTTACACCTATTTTTTGTCCCGGTATGTGATAAATATAATATTTTTCCATATTAATTTCCTACTGATAATTCTGCTTTAATTGCGGGGCTATGATTATAATTTTCTAATTTTATAGTATTACTAGGTGGAATAAATACATAATCATTTGCACCTTCTCTTAATTTAATACCACCCCATTCTAATTTTAATTTAGGTAAATCATATTGTTTAGCAGCAATATATTCTTCTGCTTGATCAAAATGATTATTATATATGTGGCAATCACCTAAACTTCCAATTAATTTTCCAGGTTTATATCCCATTCCATCAGCTATCATCTCAAGTAATAATCCATACATTGCTATGTCATATGGTAAACCAAGAAACACATCGGCACTTCTTTGTTGCCACATTAAATCTAATCTCCCATTGTTAATAAAAAGCTGGAAACCGTAATGACAAGGAGGGAGTACCATATCGTGAAGATCAGAAACGTTCCAAGCATTAACCAAGAGTCGTCTACTGGTGGGATTTTCCCTAATTTCCTGTAACACCATTTGTAATTGATCGTTGCCATCAAAATTCCTCCACTGATGACCGTATACACGACCGAGTGTTTTATCAGTCCTACCGGATCTATCATAATCTTTAGTCCAATAATTAACACCGTTGTCAATAAGATAAGCCAAGTCAGTCCGACCCGAGAGAATCCAAAGTAATTCAATTTTTGCATGATTAAAATATATTTTCTTTTTTGTTAATAATGGGAATCCAAGTTCCATATCATGACATATCATTCTGCCAAATACAGCTTTTGTGCCTGTGCCTGTTCTGTCATCTTTAGATTTACCGCCATATAATATACCTGATAATAAACCTATATATTCAGTCTCTATATTTGTCATAATAATATAAACATGTTTTATATAACATCTCCTGACACTTAGTTTTTGGATAAGCTTCAGGTGATAAATTAACTTTTTCCCCTTTTTTGTATTTACCTATTACAACAGATATATACCATTCTTTTGGTGCAACACCTCTTGTTGCTGGTGAATAAGAAATTCTAATATTATTTTTAATACAAAATTCACTTGCATCTAATTCTTTTTGAGTTGGGAAATATTTTCCCATATTAGCTTTCTTTCTTTTTCTACCTATCTCTAAAGGTCTTACTGTTGCTCCCATATTATCTATTATCTTTCGTATTTCATACGTATTACTCCCAAGGTAAAATTGTATTTTCATCTAAAGGACTTTTATATGGTATATAACTACCAGATTTTGTTTCCCATTTAAAATGAGTTTCTGCCCCATTTTCACCTAAGTTTTGGAATTTTACTTTCAATACTTTAACTTTTGTTGTTCTATTTTCATAATCTCTATGCACTAATAACCCATGATAACTTGCATCATACCATTCACCACCTCCTTTAATATTATACATATTAGGTTCTTCAATTTTACCATCAGCATTTTTATACATTTTAGTAGGGTGCGCAACTACTATAACTAATACATCGTATTTCTTTGCAAACATCTCAATTTTAGTTAAATATTCAAGTGTATATGCATTAACATCTATACTAGCTGCATTAATGTCTCTAATCTTATTAAAAGGATCTATAACAAGACATTTTATACCTTTTCTTTTCACTAATTCTGCACCTTTTCTTAATATTGAATCTAAAGTATATCTTTCCATATCAATAAAAAAGAAATTTTCATTAATATGTTCAGATATTTTATTCCATTTATCAGAATTAATATCAATTTTAGATGGCATACCTTGCCAAATCTTTCTCATTAATTTATGAGCATGTAAATATGTTGGCGCGTTTTCAGGTGAAGCAAATGCTATTTTCCAAGAATAATTTTGATTATATCCGATAACCATTTGGTCAACGAAGTCAGATTTTCCAGAACTTGGTATACCAGTAACAGTAATAAACTGCCCGGTATAAGTAGAAAAGATACTATCAAAATCACGTAAACCGATTTGATAACCGGGTTTAAATCCGTTTTGTACAAAATCACAGACATCTACTTCAATGTCCTTGAACGTGGTGACATTCTCCAAAGGGACCGGTTTAGCTTTATTAATAACCTTAACGAGTTCATCTTTACTATATTTTAACAAATATTCATTAGCATCTTTGCAATCATCAAACGAACATGTAT